AATTTGATAGGTACTATGTTGACCCGTATTTAGAAGCAATAAGAACAAGGGAGTGGAAAAGAAGATTATGCGGAGTTTGGTTTTGGAATTTCAATTCTAAAACGAAAAAAAGCGAACTACTATATATTACGGGTACTCATTATTTTTATGCTACCTATTGGAAGTTTCAGGGTAGGTTTATGGATTTCCGTATTAATGATATGGAAGCGTGGTATGTTCTAAAATATTGCGAAACAGACCCAGATTGCTTAGGACTAAATGAGATTACAAAAAGAAAGTTAGGTAAAACAGCTAAACTTGGATGTTGGCTATACGAAAGAACAAGTAGACCACCAACCAATCAACACGCAGGGTTTCAATCAAAAACGGACGATGATGCTGAAGAAGTAATGATGAAGGCCATAGTTCAGCCGTGGCAAAAACTTCCAGATTTCTTTAGGCCGATTTATGATACTATGAAAGGTGATGCACCTAATGAGTTGCGTTTTTTCCATACATCAAGAAGGGGTACTTCAACAGATAATGAAAGAGAGGAAGAATATGCACTTGAAAGTTGGATAGACTTTGGTGCTTCCGGTGTAAGCGTGTATGATGGCCCGGAATTGGACTCATACGGTAGTGATGAAGCCGGTAAAACAAAAAAGCCGGTAAGTATAAAAGAAAGACAAAATACCGTTCGATTTTGTTCTGAAATAGATGGCGAATTTAAACACAGGAAACAATATTATACAACTACCGTTGAGATAGAAGAAGGAGAAGAAGATAACTATGAGTTTCAGGAAATGACGGCAGCAAGTAACCCGACTGACAGAAACTTAAACAATAGAACAAAAACAGGATTATATACATACTTCCTTCCAGCATTTAAAGGAATGTATTTTGATAAATACGGTTATCCAGATGAAGAAAGGGCAATAACTTATTTATTAAATGAAAGAAAGAAATTAGAAGATGATGGAGATACCAGAGGGCTTTCTTCGTTTAAGAGAAAGAACCCAATGAGTTTCAAAGAGGCGTTTAGCGCAGATGGAACACTTACATTATATAATCCTGAACTATTAAACGAACAGTTGGATTATATTTCATGGAGAAGTGACGTAGTTGAAAAAGGCGACCTTAAATGGTATAACGATTCTCCATTCGTTATTGATGTAGTTAATTCAAGAGGAGAAGTAACAACGGAGTTGAATAAAGTTATTTGGGTTGATAATCCAAATGGTAAATTTGAAAAGGTTAAAGGTTGGTGGCCGAAAGAGCCTAATAAGGTGTACGAAAATAATGGGTCGTACCTTCCAAATAACAATTTTTCTTTCAGGGTAGGGTACGATACTTTTAAATACGATAAAACAAAAGATAAAAGAAGGTCAAACGCTGCCGCATTCGCATACCAAATAAAAGACGAAACATTCCCTTCTGAATATGATAATATGTTTGTATTGAAATACGCTCATAGGCCATCAAGCAGAAGGATAGCAAATATGGATGTTCTTATGATGTCTTGGCTTTGTGGTTGTCAAATGCTTGTAGAAAGAAATGCTGGCGACCATTACAAGGAACATTATAAAGAATGGAGTTGCAATGGATTTTTAATGTGGTTGCCGGGAGAAGCAGAACCCGGAATCACAACTGACGGTAAAGGAAATGTGGTACAAATGATATGCAACTATACAGAACAATATATAAATGAAAATATTAAAAAGGTTTTCTTTAAATCATTAATAAGAAAACAAACAGGATGGCTTGATTTTAAAATAGAAGATACGCAGAAGTTTGACGAACCGATGGCCGCAGGGTTTACCCTAATAGCCGTTAAAGGTAAAAAGTATGGCAGGTCAAAATCAAGCGTACAAAATGTAGAATCCATAATGCCCTATAATAAAGCAATATAATAATGAAGTACACAAACGAAAGCGGCTCTACTTACCCATACCCAGAAAATAATATTGACCCTTCAAAAAAAGATGGTGAATGGTGTATGGCATACGCTAAAGCCGCATGGAACGACTGGAATTTCAGTTATCCCAAAGGAGTATTCTATAATAATAATGGTGACTACCAAAAATATAGGTTGTATGCTTTGGGTAAGCAGCCGATAACCCAATACAAAAAACAATTAGGTGTGGACGACCAAACTAATAACACATGGTTAAGTGTGGATTGGAGTGTCCGTAATATCATAAGCGGGTATAGGGATAAAGCCATATCAAGGCTAATGAAGCAGACGCATGGTATTGTAGCCACACCAATAGATATGACTGCCAAAGCAGAACTTGATACCTATTATGCTGAAATGAAATCAAAGTTGGCTATTAAGCAGTTGATGGAACAAACCAATCAGGAATTGGCTAACCACCCATTAATATCTTTGGAATCAGGCGACCCAATGGATATTGAAGAATTGGAAATGAGAGTTGAATTAGGGGAGCAATTTAATAGGGCTAAAGATGCGGAGCAAGCTATTCAATTAGGATTCTATGAAAATGGAATAGACCACTTCAGGAGAACACTATATGAAGACCTGTTTGATTACGGAGTAGGTGGGTACAAGGAATGGTTGGGTGACGATAATCACGCAAAATTCAGAAAAGTAAATCCAGAGAACGTAATTATAAACTTCTGCCGTCAATCCGACTTCAGGGACTTAGTTCATGCGGGAGAGGTTATTGATGTTTCATTGACTGACTTAGCGTTGGTTAAAAATGAAGATGGAACACAAAGATTCACCGATGCAGAGTTGGAAGAATTTGCCGGAAGCATTGCGGGTAAATTTGGAAACCCTATGTCAATGGGTCGTGGATTTGCATGGTATAAGCCATACGATAAATTCAAGTGCAAGGTTCTTGATATAGAATTTTTCAGTTACAATGAATATAATTACAGGGACGTTACCGATGAAAACGGAAATGTAGACTTCAGGAAAGCCGATTATAACAGAGGTAAGAAGGCAGTAGAGAAATACACCAGAAAGAAACTTCAGGTAGTATATAAAGTAAAGTGGATTGTAGGTACTGATAAGTTTTACGATTACGGTCTTTGCAATGATATGAAGCGTTCGCCTAATCCAAAAAAGAAAGCGTACACCAAACTATCATACAAATTCTATGCTTACGACTTCTATGAAATGAAGGCAAGCGGAATGATGGAAAGATGCGTTCCATACATTGACGACTATCAATTAACCATGCTGAAGATACAGAACTTCAAAAACAGGGCTGTTCCTTCCGGTTGGTGGATAGATATGGATGCTTTGGAAAACATAGCACTCAATAAGGGTGGTAAAAACATGGAACCAAAAGAACTACTTCAAATGTTTTTTGAAACAGGCGTATTGCTTGGTAGAAGTAAGGACGAATCCGGTAGTCCAATGTCGCCAAACTGGAAGCCCGTTATCCCAATCCAAAATACAGCCGCTTCAGAGTTGGCTATGTTCTATCAGGACTTAGTAAGCACCATTCAAGCCATTGAAAAAATAACAGGCTACAATCCAGTAACAGCCGGTGAAGCGAATCCAAAAATGTTAGTCCCCGGATATGAGAGTGCCAATATCAGTACGGACGATGCTCTTTATCCAATGGCTTTTTCTGAACAGCAGTTATCTATTGGACTTGCCGAAGATGTTCTTTGTAGAATGCAGCAAGGGGTTAAGAAAGGAGAAGTTACCGGATACGCACCGTACACAAATGCGTTGAATGTAAATACGCTTGCCTTTATTAAGGTGTCACCATCTATTGCATTAAGGGAGTATGGAATAATGCTTCAGGAAAAAACAAGTGACGACCAAAAGGCGTGGTTATTCCAACAAATGCAAGGTGATATTGTAAATGGCTATTTGGATAGTAGTGACGCTATCATGTTACTCAATACCCATAACGCTAAAGCCTGTCAATTATTGTGGGCGTACAAGGTTAAGAAAAGCAAGCAAGCCATCCAACAACAGGAAATGGCTAAGATACAAGAAGCCAACAATGGAGCATTGCAGAATAGCCAACTTACCCACCAACAAAATATGGAAAAGCTGCAAGCTGAAATGCAGGGTAAGTATATGATAGAACAGTTGAAGATTCAGGGTGAACTTGAAAAAGAAAAGATTAGATTTGCAAAAGAAAATCAAGTAGCAAATACTAACGTTCAAGGAAAAATATTGACCCAGACAGTAGCAAATGAAGGTAAAGCACAATCACAATTAAATCAATAACACAATGGCAAAAGTTAAATCAACAGAGGTAGAGGAAACGATACCAACACCCGTACAAGAATCTGTACAGGAAACCGTACAAGAAATAGTACAACCGGAACAAGTTAAGCCAACCCCCGTAGCGCAAGCACCGTATCGGGCTGAATTGGATGAAAGCGCATCCTTTGAAGACAGAATAATAGCCTTTGTGAAAAGTAGGCCAATAAGTGGTTTCGTGAATATTAATT